CTCGGGAGCAGTTAGAGATAAAAAACTGTTGTATATGCCTAGATACATGAACCACAAAGACGATATTTTGTTTGAAGAAGAGTCTACTGCTGCAATAGACGCTTTTAATTACGGAGTTTTAGGAGAACAAGCGTTAATACATAATTATCTTGGGCCTATACACCGAAAAAATATTAACGTATTAGAGATTTATGCGTACTGTTTTGATAAATTATTGCCCTATCTAAAAGGAGTTCCTAAAAAAGAAACAACTCGTATTACCTCGTTAGCAAACAAAACCCTTACTAAAATTAAAAACACAAGAGAGAAAATGCACTATGTCCACCACAAATAAACACATACGAATATCTGCTGTATACACAAAAGAATCTAGTATAGAAGTACCTAACGCTGTTCGTTATTTACAAGAACAACCGCCTGAAGTAGAAACAGATCTAGCTTGTCAGTCTGGTTTTTCTTCTATATCTTTTAACAAAGAAAAAGCATTTGAAGTAGATCTCTCGTTTCAAATAACATCTAAATATCAAGATAGCTATTTATACATACTTAATTTTATTCAAAGTGGTATATTTACTTTGTGTAATTATAAAGACGAAAGTGAGATTGAAGAAGCCTTAGCGGTAGATTGCCCTAATATTATATTTCCTTACGCTAGACTTCACGCTCATCACATAACAAACCAAACAGGATTTTCTCCTATACTAGTACAAGAGATAAATTTTAAAGAATTGTATTACAACGAGATAGGTAAAAAATACATTCAATGAGTTTGATAAAAAGTAGCGATTCAAGTTAAAATGAATAAAGCGTATAAGGAGTAACAATGGCAAAATTAGCATTTTTAAAAAACATAGTGGGTGCAGTCGCACCAACTTTAGGGTCTGCACTAGCAGGACCAATGGGCGGTATGGCAGGAGACGTTGTTGCTAAAGTGCTTGGCTGCGAAAACAATCCAAAATCAATAGAAAAAGCAGTACAGAATGCCACTCCAGAGCAAATGTTGGAGCTTAAAAAAGCAGAACAGCAGTTTGAAGTGCAAATGGCAGAGCTAGAAGTTGACGTTTTTGCCTTAGAAACTAAAGATATTCAAGACGCAAGATCGAAGTTTTCTAAAGATTGGACGTCTAGAATTATGGGATTAGTAGTTGTTGGTGGGTTTATGGGGTATATCTTTCTAATCACGCTCCAGCCTCCAGAACAGAACAGTGAAGCATTGATCAACTTAGTCCTCGGCTATCTTGGAGGTCTTGCAAGTGCTATTATATCATTTTACTTTGGTGCCTCTAATTCTAGTAAGGATAAAGACGAATGAATAGGGAAAAACTTATAGAAGAACTGAAACGAGACGAGGGAGAAGTTCTTACTCTTTATAAATGTTCTGCAGGAAAAAATACAATCGGAGTAGGCAGAAATGTTGATGACCGAGGGATTACAGTAGAAGAATCTGATTTTCTACTAAACAATGACATAGACCTTTGCGTAGAAGAATTACAGACTACTTTTGCTTGGTTTAATAATTTAACAAGCACAAGAAAGCGCGTGTTAGTAAATATGTGTTTTAATTTAGGTTTATCTAGATTACTAGGATTCAAAAAGTTTTTAGCTGCTATAGAAAAAGGAGATTGGGAAGAAGCTGGTGTGCAAATGCTTGACTCTAAATGGAGTAGACAAGTAGGGGCTAGAAGTCACCGCTTAAAAGATTTATTGCTGGAAGGCTAATGTACTATAAATTAATAACATTTAAAGGGATTGCACCTCAGATATCTCCTAGGTTGTTAGCAGACACAGTAGCTCAAACTGCTGAAAATGTATCTCTTGATAGTGGGCGTTTAGTTCCTATAACCGATAACAGCACTACCGCTACTTTAAACGCTTCAGGTAAAACTTCTATATACAAATATGAGTTTGGCGGTGTAGATTACTGGCTAGAGTGGGCTAGTGATGTAGATGTACAACCTGCACCTATACCTGATGACGCTAACGCACGTTTATATTGGACGGGAGATACGTTCCCTAGAATGGCTAGTTCCACAGAGTTGATAGCTTCTGGGTCAGACGATGGAACTCAGACTCAATTTAGCACATCATATGTGTACACTTTTGTGTCTGGTTTTGGTGAAGAAGGACCGCCGTCCGCGGCTTCTACTGTGCTTACTAAAGTAGACGCTCAAACTGTAACTGTAGCTAACATGAGTACAAGTGCAGGCAGTGGTACAAGCAGAAGTAATACAAACATAACCAAAAAAAGAATTTATAGATCTAATACAGGGTCAAACACTACTGCGTTTCAGTTTGTTGGCGAAGTTAATTTAAGTGCGACTACTTTTACTGATTCTACTACTAATGCTAATTTAGGAGAACTTATACCTTCTACTTTCTGGATTGCTCCGCCTGATGAAGACACTTCTTTGTATCCTAATGGACAAATGCGTGGTCTAACTTCTATGCCAAATGGTATATTTGCAGGATTTTCAGGTAAACGTTTGTGTTTTTCTGAACCGTTTCTACCACACGCCTGGCCTGTAGCGTATCGTATAACTCTAGATGAAGAAATAGTATCTATTGCTATGGCAGGAAATGGCTTGTTTGTTGGTACAAAAGGCACACCTTATTTAGTAATTGGTACAGATCCACAATCTATGAGTGCAGTTCGTATAGAAGCAGCACAAGCGTGTCTGAATAAACGTTCAATGGTAGATATGGGACCATATGTATTGTATGCAGGAGCAGACGGGTTGGTTGCTGCGACAGGTACTGACGTACAAGTTATTACTGAAGGGCTTATTTCTCCTGCTCAATGGCGAAGTGAATATTTTCCTACTGCCTTACAAGGATTTTTATGGGAAGGACGTTATGTAGGATTCTATACAAGTGGTAGTAACTACGGCGGATTTATATTTGATAACCGTTTTGGTGAACGTAATATAACTAGTTTGACACAAACAGCTACTACTGATGTTTCAGGTGGTTTTACAGACCCTGATGACAACTCTTTATACGTAATTATTGATCCTGCAAGTGGTAATGGAGTAGTTAAAGAATTTCAAGGTGGTACTACAAATCAAACGTTTACTTGGAGAAGTAAAACATTTGTACCCGAACGCCCTGGTAGAATGGGGTTTGTAAAAGTAGATGCTGAAGACTGGCCAGTTGTAATAAAAGTATATGGAGATGGCTCTGTTATTTACCATGCAACTATAGCTGCGTCTGGTAGTGTTTACACGGTTACAGGCACTACTCCTAGTTTTAGTGCTGTAACAATACTTGAACCTGTAGTTAGATTACCGAGTGGTGTACACAAAACTTACTCTGTAGAAATACAATCTACTAAAATTGTAAACGAAGTATGTATTGCAGAGTCTATTCAAGAGATACGTGCTTTGTAAATGGCTACTACTAAGACACAAGTACCTTCAATACCAGCGATTCCAAGGAATGAACGTGAGGCTGAAGCTTTTAATAATTCTATAAAAGAAATTTTAGAAGTACGGCTTGGTCGTAGAGGTGACCCAAAAGATAGAGCTGTTACTCTTAGAGAGCTAATTGATAGCGGTCTAGCTAAAGAACTACTTGATAACCCTTTTGATCCAAATGCAGGTGTAGGCGTAACTGATTTTGCTTCTAATTCAACTTTTGTAGATGGTAAACTGGATAACACTACCAACTTAACAGCTCCTCCAACTCCTACAGGTCTATCTGCAGCTGCAGGCACAACTAAAATCATTCTTAGTTGGAATAAAGCACAAATATCTAATTTAGCGCACACAGAAGTATGGCGTTCTAGTGATAATAATTTAGGTAATGCGGTGAGACATGATACTACTGAGGCTTTTGTTTGGGTAGACAGCGTAGACCCTGGAGACGAGTTCTATTATTGGATTAGACATGTAACAACTGCAAATGTATTTAGTCCGTTTGCAGGTTCGGTAAATGCTACTGGGGTTTTAATTGCAGGATCAAAAATTGCAGATAACGCTATTACTTCAGCAAAAATTGTTGCTGATGCTATTACTACAACAAAGATAGATGATGATGCTATTACAACACCCAAAATTGCTACTAACGCAGTCACATCAGATTCTATTGCTGCTAATACTATTACTTCAGGTAATATAGCAAGTAACACTATTACTTCAGGTAATATAGCAAGTAACACTATTCAAGCTGGTGATATTGCATCAAATACTTTAACTTCAGCTTCAGGTGTATTTGGAGCTATAAGCGCAGCAGATATAACAACGGGCACACTAAATGGAAATAATGTAACTGTAACTAATTTAAGTGCTAGTAATATAACTGGTGGAAATTTAAATGCGGATAGAATAGTAGCAGGTTCACTTAATCTTGCAGGAAAGGCAGTATCAGGTTCAGTAGGAACTGTAGTTGCATCTGCTAGTGTTACTGATAATGCGATTCCAGATGATACAAATGTACATAATTATTTAACTACTTATTGGGCAAGTAGTCCGTTTCATGCTTTTGGTAGCAGTTATGTGCATATACCAACTGACTCAAGTGGTAATAAAACTCAAGTAGGATGGACAACACCCAATTGGACTGCTTCGTCAGGTTCTAGTTCAACAAAAAAATTTATTATAACTGGTTCTTTGAATGCAACAGGACAACTGGTTGGAGACGGTCGTGCAGAAAATTTAACTGCTATAGCGGTTAGACAAACATCAAGTGCTACTGGATATCAATCTAGCTCGATGAGTGATTTCCTATTATCAACATCAACAGTAAAAGCAGCTGGTGATCATGTTCTTGGTAGCGTTATATTAACTGGTGTAGTAAATCTTCTTCCGAATACAACATATTACGCTTGGTTGTTTCATGGTATTAGTGATTACGGTCCAACAGGAAGTAGTAATGGCGGAGTAGGACAAGCAATGATAACAGTACAAGGGTTAGGAATATAATATGGTACAGCGAGTTTCAGACGAAATACCTAATATGACTATATGGACAGTTGTAAAAGATAGACGGTATGGTTTATTAAAAGCTACTGATTGGACACAGTCAGCAGACTCTCCGTTAAGTGACTCAAAAAAAGCAGAATGGGCTGCATATAGACAAAAATTAAGAGATTTACCAGAAACATATAGTGGCGAAACAGACTTATTAAAAATTGTTTTTCCCACACCGCCAGAATAAAAGGTACAATAAAGTTATGAAAAGACCAAGTATGAAATTACAGAAACGTAAAGTTTCTAAAAGACAACAAAGAGCTATAAACAAGCTACCTACTGACAAAAGATCTTATGTAAAGAGGCGAGTTTTATTTGGTGATACACTTAGACAAGCAAAGAAAAAGTCTAAATCATTAAATGCTTAGTAGATAATGAATGAAGCAATTGATTTTATAAATCAAGTAGGGTTTCCCATTGCAAGTGCATTGGGCTTAGGTATATTTATATGGAAATTAATAAATCGAATTATTGATGGCATGGAACAAAAGATAGATGTGGTTGATGAAAAAGTAGATGCTAGTTTAAACGCAATGGAAGAAAGACTTAGCACCAAACTAGATGCTCAGCATGGCATTATAGTAGCACTCATAGATCGTGTTAGGGCTTTAGATAATCAAACAATCAGGCAAGATGTCTTATTAAAGACATTACTTGGTACACCAAACTTAATAGAAATAGACAAAATAGCGAAAGCCGACCGTGAAGATCAGCGTAAAGATTAGTTTGTTATTACTTACAAGCAGTTTATTTGCAGATGAAGTAGTGTATAAATTTAAAAGTCCTAGTTTTTCAGGAATAAATAGCAGTTCGCATTACCTTACAATTGAGAATCAAGAAGCTACAAGACGCCAAACTAAAATTGAGGAGGCACAGTCATTAATTGAAGAAGCTGAACGGGAGGAGTCTAATTCCACCCTTAGCAGGTTCATTAGGAATTTTGAATCTAGGGTGTATGCACAGTTATCACGGCAGTTAGTTGAACAACTGTTCGGAGAAAACCCAAGCACAGAAGGTAAATTAGAACTAGAAGGGAATATTTTAGAATATACAGTAGAAGCTGAAGTAATTACTTTGACTATAACGGATGAAAACGGGGATATTACAACGATTTCTGTACCCACTGCTAGTTTTACTTTCTAGTTGTGCTTCTAAAAACTTGTTAGAAGGTAATGGTATACCTAGTGTAGTGATTCAAAGTTCTTCTATTATGCAGTTACAGTTGCAAGAACTACAAGACTTACCCCCAGCAAAAAAACAACCTGTTATTGCAGTGTACAATAATAGTTTGCAAGACTTAACAGGGCAAAGGAAAAGTAATAGTGAGTTTGCGTTGTTTAGTACAGCAATTACACAAGCACCTGAAGCATTTTTAATTCGTGCTTTAAAACACGCATCTAGCGGAAATTTTTTTAAAGTTGTAGAACGAGTTGGACTTGATTCTTTGACTAAAGAAAGACAGCTAATTCGCAGCACACGTGAGACTTTTGATGAAGAAAGTCGTGTA